CTAAGATGTTGAAGCGTTTCCACCACTAAGTGATAATAGTTTTGAAATGCATGGTATTCTAATCTTGCCTTTAATGATAAAGATTAGTACGAGAATTAACCCAATTCCAATCACCAAAATTAAAACGAACCAACCGAGACTTTGAAGTCCGTCACCCCATCCAGCTTCGCGTTGTAGATTTGCGTTTTCTTTCTGAGTCTTCTTCTCTCCTTTGATTGCAGCCCGCGCATTCTTGTCTCCTGCTTCGATAGAATCGGCAGCGGCATTCAAAAGATTACTGACTCTTTTCTCTCCCTTCTTGAATTGTTCCTTGGCTTCTTCTCGAAGAACCTGCGGCATTCCCACAGAATCAGGCGTTTGGGCGACAACCGTAATACAAGAGTTCAACGGGATAAGAAAGAAAAGAATCGAAAGGAAATGTTGAATTCGTTTCATTGGAATTCCTCCTCTTTCTCCATCTTTTCACTCACAGCCTTTGCATGTCCAAGTCCGGATCTTTCGAAAACGCCTTTCACGATTTTATTGTAGAGCAGTATCGTTGCGAGATAACAAACGAAAAGGCGAATTGCCTGATAGGCCGTAAGCGTCCATCCTGGAAGAATTTTGCAAATCTCTTCCTTGACAGAGTCGAACGAGACGCAGTACGTAAACACTTCCGGCATCGTAGCCAGTAAAAGATGTTATACGGAACGGCGATTAACGTAGCGACGATGAAAACAACGAACCTTTTGTTTTTAACAAGATGCGATGAGGAAGATTTCGAAATAAGATTTGTGAAACAGTCAAAACGAGACTCATATAAAGTCCGTTTAAAAAAGACCGTGGGGAGAAGTTCAGTAATAGATTCGATCATGTGCAACTTTCCTTATAACAGTCCTTTTTCCTTTAAGAACTTTTCGGGATCGGTTTCTTTTTTCCAATCCTGAGCCTTTTCGTCCCAAGGCCAAACTTCGAAATGAAGATGAGCGCCTAAGCTGTATCCATAGTTTCCGGATTTTCCGATTAGATCGCCTGCGCTAACTTTATCGCCTTTCTTAACCCTGGGATCAGTATGCTTGAACTTATAACGGTTTTTTGTATGTACACCGATTGCAAGAACGTAAGGAGTCCAAGCGCGATCTTGCGGAACTTCACCCGATTTTACCAAATTGACCCAAGTGTTTTTTTCCCAACGGAACTTCACCGGATATTTTCGATCTCTCCCAAGAACCGATTCGATCACACAATCTTCAGGAGCGAAGACATCGTTATAACCGCCAAGATCGATTCCAAGATGGAATTGTTTGGATTTTTTTCCGTCGATGTTTAAGTAGCGCCACCCATAAGGCGAAGTGATATGAGGAGTCGAAACCGGCAAATGAAAGATAGGATCTTGTTGAACCGGAATCTTAGAAATCGAATTGAAGACTTCTTCCCTTGAAATTTCCTTCGTGCTACCTACTGCTACCGAAGACACGTTCCAATAATTCTGATTTGTTTGAATCGCCTTTTCGTTTAGGAATTTTCTTACAAGCGGGATAAGAAGATTTAGAATTTGTAAGATCATTTTGAGAATCCTCCGTTTTGAAACTTTGAGTGAATTTTGTGGAGGAGTTCTTTTTGTTCGTCGAATTTCTCGTCAAACTTGGTATCAAGTTTTTCGATTCGAGTTTCAATCATATCTAATCGCTTATCAGTGGTTGAAGTGGTTTGCTTTAATAAACCGATTTCCAGTGCATGCGATTTTTCTAATTCCATCATCCGTTCAGAAAGCCGATCTGTCTTATTACGATCTTGAAGCGAATGATATTTGCATTCTTCTTGAACTTCTTTGATCTTCAATTCAGTATATTCTCTCTGTACGTCTTGGGCTTTAACGATCTCGTCTTTTGCTTCTTTCCGTATTAAATATAAAAAGAATACTGATAATTAGAAGACAAGAGAGGTAGGTATTTAAGAATCTCATCCATTCAGGATGGTATCTTAAAATTGATCATTGAGGACAATTTTAGAAAAGTTCGATGTCTACTATGTCTGTTCTTTTTTTGCTTTAATTCTTTGTTCCAACTTTTCATAATACAACCCAATTCGTTTTGTCTTTAAGAAATCAGGAAGATTTTCAAACTTGCCCGGACGCCAACCTTTCTTGAACATTTCTTCGCAATGACTCATCCACATATCTTCTGTCATTGCCATTCGGACCGCTTCTGTTTCTGGCGAATCAAACTGCTTCTTACAATGTGGACATTCGATTTTTTGATTCATCAACATTTTCTACTCAAAAGTTTTACGGGTTTATCTACTTGTCTGGTAAGGCTTACCCTCGACGATTTGTCAATTCCTAATTGAAACTCATTATTCTCTATATTAAGATTTTTATTATTAGATTTTCGTAAATTTCCATAATTCTCGTTTTTAAATTTTTCTATCGCAACTTGGTCTTCATTTTTGATTCGAACGATAGAAGATTTCTCTTCTACTCCCCAGTTTTCAGAGGTTTCTTGGAGTCGTGTTGCAATTCCATATGAAAATCCCTCTAAAAATTAGTTTGGTTTTGTTTAGGCGCTAACGCCAGAGCGACGTCGGATAAATATTGAAGCATCAGTTGAGTCGTTTCGACATTTACCTCTCTGCCGAGAATAATAAACGAAGCGGGCCACGAACGTTTTAAGATGATACTACAGAAATTAGATTTAGCGATAGCGGCAATTAGGAATCTTTGCCAATGGCGAAATCGTCTTTTGCCCGTTGGTAAATTATATTCAATGATATTCCCTCTTTCTAGTTCCGTCGCTTCAACATTATACTTTTGAATCAATTCAGACGCTTGCTTTGCCGCGCTTTTCGCTTCATTAACATTCGGAGAACTGGAAAGTGCGAGAAGTTTGTTTATTTTATCAAGAATGGATTTCCTATCAGTATTCATTTGGAAAACTCTGATCTTGTTTCTTCCGCCTTAAAATCAATTGCTGCTTGAGTTACTTCCTTCTCATAAAAATTAGGATTTTTAAAATATCCAAAATTCCCCGCTGAAATTCTCCCTTTGTATCAGCGTCTTTTAATGGATAGTTTTTATCATACCCAAGCATCCATTGCAGAGACAAATGCGGATCGCGCTTGAAGCACAAACGAAATTATAAGAGTCGTGTTGTCGATAACGTCTTCGGGAATTTTAGGTTCGACGTATTCGAATTCAGCAGGTATAGATATTTTCATGCTCCCGTTCTCCTGAGGAGATTTATTTGATCCTATCCAAGCACTCGACCATTGCCATAGCGACGGCGGAAACCTGTATTAGTTCTTTTCTATATTCGGAATAACTATCTTTGCCATTGTACTTGAAATAAGTCTCGAGTGCGGCTTTGCTAACCTCTCCCACCTCTTCGACAAGGATTGCGCACCATTCAATAGGGTTATGATTTTGTTCTCCCCACTTATGATCTTGCCTATCTCTTTCTGCGAGTATTTCTTCAATAATATTTTCTTTCATTATAAACTCCTTATAGACTGAATGTTTTAAGAATGAATGCAGTTAATAGTAAACCGATCAAAGAACCGAAACCTGCACCGGACGCGTACGTTATACGATCTCGTAAAGTTCCGAATGCGATTTTTTGAACGTTCCATGTCCACACGAAAGAGATAAGTCCTCCAACGAAAAAGACCGCAATGTATTTCTCTTTGCTTATGAGATAGGTATTTACTGCAACTAAAAAGACCTGGATAAAGCCCGTGGCAAATAGATTGAATCGAGATTTCCAGATAAAAGAGGCGATGATCAAGGCAAGAATTCCAAACAGAGCCCAGCCGAATAAAGTTCCAATAGCCGTATACATCATTATCAATTCAAAAATTTCAATGCTACTCATATTATACTTTCCTAAATAAACAAATTGCACGTACTCTATGGTTTGTCGAAATCGAGAGATATATTTTACCTTCGAGTTTCCATTTATCTCCCGCATACTGCGGAACTACTTGATCAAGCCATACGAGATGTCCGCCAATTTCAAGAGACTTCCAGGCTTCCATAAGAACTTTTCCTCGATTTACCATTAGAAAACCATAATGATCGGCATCTTCTTTCGTATAAGGCGGGTCCGCTAATATCAAATCGAGCGAGTGGCCAATGAACGCGCGAACATACGAGGAAAGAAGCTCCGCATCACCGACGATTTCAGGTTTCAAATCTGGATTTTTATCCATGCGAAGATACGAACCTGGCGGGGTTTTCCCGCTAAATAAGTGAAGAACCTTGGTTTTATCCGGAAACATCGGAAGGAGCCGTTTTAGATACTGTTCCGGATAGGCTCCATGGTAGTCGGAAGTGTTTCTGTAATTTTGCCCGAGTTCCCATTCTCCGTATAACCTTCCTTTGAAAATGTGAAGCGGCGCGTAATTCGGAAAGGACTCGTTATAAAGACATGCTCGATCTTGAATGCTGAAGGATGTAGTTTCAGAAATCATAGAACCTTCCTCGTTTCTGTTTTAAAATCCGCGACAACAGTTGTTCTACAGCCTCCGGCATGATACGGTGGCATCTTGTTTCTTAGGTGACCTGTAATTTCGTCTCCGGATTTTGAAGCGATGTCGATTTTTCGGAGTTCTGCTTCCGAAGGATTCTGGCGGTCCTTCCAGAAATAGTCTCGGGTTGGATCATCCGCTAAAAATTCCCTTACATACTGAACACAGGTCTGCACTTCAATGGTTTTGCCATTCATAGTTTCGCAGATATACGAAGTGTGATTGTCCATCACCGCAACGATTTCAAGTCGCTTGATTCCGATTTGCTCTAATCTTTCGGTACGAGAAAAATTTCTGGATCGAAGAATTTGTCCTCTTACGATGTCGTTTAGTTTGCTTCTAAGTTTGGCTTTAGGATCTATTGAAGGAGTTTCACCTTCTTTCTTCTTTCCGGGTTTATCTTTTGGAACTGGACCCAGAAGCTCGTCTTGAAGTCTTCGAATTACTTCTTCCGTGGATCCGGTCGATACAGCTTCTCGAATGGCTTCTTCGATTTTGTTTATATCTTCTTTTCGATTGAATTGTTTACCGATATCAAACTTGTATCCTTTATCAAAGAAATTTAATATGTCTTTGTTTGCTTGAACACGCGGAGGGTTCGTTTTCGAATTCGGATTTTTTAGATCCTGACCTGCGTCCCAGGCTTTCGAAATTGTTTCCTTCCAGATTTTCGCGGTTTCTTCCGGAAATTTTTGTCCAAGTTCCTTTTCTAAAATATCCCAAACCGTATCGATCGCATCGGTTTTACTCATTTCCTTTTTGAAAATTTGATTTAAGGCTTCATTGACACGATCTTCGTAAGAAGAAAAGAAATGAGACACGAATGCTTCTTCAATGGAAGCATAGACCTCTTTCTCTTTCTTTGACCAAGCGCCAAGTTCTACAAGAGCTTCAAGGTCACCACAAACATGTGATGTATGTCCGAACTCTTTATTCATTAAGGCTTTTTTTTTACTCTCGGAATTTTCGTTTTCAGAAAATGCAAATTCGGATTTGTCTTGAGTTTCCAATTTATCCGAATCAAACCACTTGTCTCGTCCTAAGAGTTTTGCACCATCGTCGGGACTGATCGCTCCACTTTTAACCATAGAAAGAATGAGTTGAAATTCTGCGGCCTCTACTTGCTTTTCTGCGAGCTTTGCCTGCGCATCCGAGAGGGGGTCTAAAGAAATTGATTTCTTCCAACTTGCATCAATCGATTGAAAACGGTTCCCTTTAAGCAACTGATCCAAGACAATCGCTCTGATTAAAAGTTGAATGACTGGATAGGCAAAGTTTCCGAGCTTGAGGAGAAATAACTTACCAGCAATCTTTGCGTATGCTTCCGTTACCGAATAAGAACGGCCAAGGATAAACAGGTCTGTATCTGCTCCGGAAGAAATCTGTTCCTCAATATATCGAGAGATCGCTTCGAAGCCGCCGGTCTTAGATGCGTCTGTTAAGGTATGGTGATCGACTGTTGTATCGTCATACGTAGCAAGAAAACCCGATTGAGAATTTTTTTCGAAGGATTGTTTCGCACTTTGTAAAAATTCTTTCTGCTGGTTTTCGTAAGTCTTTGCATCCGTTCCCGGAAGGAGTCGAGGTCTTTTGAATTTTGCAATGATGAAACCTAAGAGTCCCCACTTGTTTAAAGTCTTATCTATATTCTCTTGCGTTTTGAACTGAGAATTGATCCATCGAATGGCGGAAAGAAATGGCGGAATTGCGTACGGAGAATCTTCCTCTCTCTCGATTGCTTCATAAACATATTGTTCTTCGTTCAGCCGGTTGTAGCCGAACTTTCCTTTTTCATACGGAACAAAACGAACGATGTTATCCGCGTCGATTTCCTTTTTGAATATGACTTTTTCAACAGGGATCAAACGAATTTCAGCCACTGAATCAAGATTTAAGGACGGCACAATCTCAGCGGATAAAGCTCCTGTTGTTAAAACTTGTCTCAGAAGATGGTTTGTGATTCCGCGATGTTTTTTGAAGAATGCATCGATATCGGATTGAATTTTCTTTTTACCATTTTCATCGGCTTCAATCTTCCATTCGATTCCAGAATTTCCGAGAGTAAGGGATCTTTTCACTGCTTGGGAAAGATCCGGAAATGCAATTACAAGTTTTTTAATCAGAGGAATCGATTCCAAAGGGAACGATGGATTTACATCCTGAACAAAAAGTTCAGTTTCTTGCCTAAAATCTTTTAGATTTTTGGAAATTGCGGCGAACTCCATTGGCGAAGAAGTTCCAAAAAAATTATGATACAATCTTTGAAAAAAGTTCATTATGCAAAACCTCCGAATCCGGATCCGCCGGATCCTGTTCCTGAGGTTTCATAAGCAATTCTTAATGAATTGAGAGCCATTCCATAGTGATTGGGAACTTTCTTTTTGAACGACCACAGAGGCTTTCCGTTTTCATCTTCCCCTTTTTCGCGGACAAGCATCGTAAGATGAAACTTGAATTCTTCGTAGGCTTTGAGGTCTGATTCGGAGAGTAAAAGAGGATTTGGAAATATGAAGAGTCCGGCTTTGATTGCGTCGACTGTATCTTGAAGAGAATCGTCTCGATTTACGTTTACAACACCAACTTCATCCGCACCGGGAACAACTTCAGAATTTTCCCGATATTTTTTCGTGAAGTATTGAATCTTCAAATTTTCCGGAAAGCGGAGTGCCATACGTAGCGACCAGTTACGATTTGGCATTGCATCGATATTTCCGTTTAATACGCTGAATCGAGCGATCTGTTCCGCGTAACGTTCTTCGTCTAAAATGCTTGCTTTGTAAAGTCCGATGATTCGGATTCTTCCATCCAGCGTTGGTTCTCCAAAGACTGCATGAATCGTGTCTCCTTGATCCGCGCCATGATAAGTAAAGTATGGAGAATGATCCTTGAGTCCTTGGTCTCCTTCCCATTTTTGAATTTCATCAATTTGTAAAGGCTGTTCTTCGTCCGAACTGGATGGCCAGCCGATTATGGAAATCGTTAGGTTCTTGCGCTTTGCGCTCGTAACCGCACCGAGAAGTTTATTATAGATGAAAAACGGGCTTCTCGGAGTAAATAGCTGGGAGCATTGATATCCTCGGCGATCGGAATTAGTTTTCGCAACATATTCTCCTTTTTGATTGTCGAGTTTGCGGCTACACTTTTCGCAAGCGTAAAATACATTCGATGCGCTCGGATTTCTTAGCGCCTCTTTATCATCAAAACCGAATATGCTGATTGGGTCTTTTAACCAGCGCTCTACTAAATTCGTCCAATGACCACAGGAAGGACATTTTAAAAGTCGAAATCTTTGATCGGAACGTAGAAATTCTGCGTGGATCCCGATGTTTGGAAGTGAGGGCTGTGAACCGAGCATCATCCAATTTAATTTCGAAGCAAGAAGTCGATCCCCAACGAACTCGATGTTTTCCTCGTCATGTTCGTCAACTTCATCGAGCATTACGATATCCAAGTCGACCGTCTTCGTTCCACGTTTTGTCCATGTACCACGCATTACAAGCGTTGCTTTGTCGATTTTTTTGGTTCTCGTATTGTCTACATTCGAATCATTGAGATGCGGTTTTAAAATAGGGCATTGATTGAGAAACGGCTCGACGCGGTCCTGAACGAAATCTTTCATTGAGATATCGTCTGGGAAATAAATTCCAGCTTTGTAACTGGATCTAAAAATTTTCCAAACGAGCCTTGCTAAGGCCCAAACCGAATATCCGATTTGTGCCGCCTTTAAGAATACAATGTAAGGATGGCTTGTGACTCTCTGCAAATATCCCTCCAAAACGAATAACCTTCGAAGCTGTAAGGGATAAGATCATCGTCGCCCTTAACAAAAACGTTTTGGGTGAGGAATTCTTCCATCATACCGTCTCGTCCGGTAGATGACTTTCCGATCATATTATCGAGTTCTTGAAAGAATTCCTCCTGGGCGTTCTTTGTTTTAATCTTCGCCATCGGTTAGCTCCGGTAAGAATGCGATATCGATGAAGGACATCGTCGAAACTTCTCTTTTGATATTTGCGATGTACTGAGATAAAACTTCTGGGTTTGATTGAAAAAACTTATTCAATTTCGGAGTACCTTTGATCGCTCGGTGAACACCGCGGGCGACTTCGACGGGTTCGATCCGTTCCTTCTCTTTTTCAAGCATACGCTCGATGTCGTTCATCAGTCCTCGAAAGGTGTTTAACGCTCCTTCGCCTGATTTAAACTCGATCGTCAAATTTCCTTCCTTATCAAAAATCTGACCTTTGATCGCTTTGAACGTTCGAACCGTATTCAAACGTAGCGTAGTAAGGCTGATTTCCGCTTCTTTTAAGGCTTCATTTTTTGCGTTTAAGAGTGCTTTCTCACGATCTTGCAAGGCTGTCGTTCCAGTGGTTTCATCAACTTTGGAAAGCCAGTTGCGAATGGTGTTCGAAGTAATTTTAGGATAATCAGCTTTTAGGACAGATGCAATCTGCTCCGGATTATATCCGGAGATTACACTAAGGTTATACGCCCGACGTTCCGCTGCTTTAGGGTAAGACATAGAGGGAACCGTATCCATTTTCGTCGATGTTTCCAAACAGAAATCTAAAGCTCTGTCCCCTATGTCTTTTCTTTTCAAGCGGCCTCTGTATCTGCGTCCGCAGAAATTTCGTCTTCGATTCTGGAAGGCTTGATATACAGACGTTCTTTTTCTTCGTTCAACTCGACTCCGATTTTCTGATGAGCCGCCAACGGGTCCGCGATGATTGAGTCCTTGTTCAACTCAAGCTTTGCACGAATGAATACCTTAGAAAGTCTTGCAATCCAGTCGTTGTATAACTGTAGAAGACCATTTTCAGCAAGGATCCTCTCAAGGAGTTTCACTGAGGTTTTGGTTCTTACTGAAGCAGGAGTCTTTCGAAAATTCAACGTTCCCGAAATGAGCTTGCAGGTTTTCAGATTCGGATCCGGGAACAATTCTTCCCGATTCTTTTGCACGAAGTATGCAATTCCGCTCGTAACGTGATCGATTTTCGCTTGAATCGGATAAACGGTTTCTTCCAATTCGGAGCGAATCTGAGAAATTTTCTGATTCGCTTCGTTTACAAGGCGGTCCCTTTCGAGCATCTGTTCGCCCATGTATTCCATTCCGGCTTCCAGTTCAGCTTTATTTTTGTAAGCGTTGCTCGGAAGATCCACAAGCGGGCGCTTCTCTTCGTTTTTTTTAATTTTCGCCATTCGTAGTTTCTCCTTCCGATTTCGGGGTTACATCCACCGCGACACCTTTCGAGGTGGTACTTACCGTATCTGCTTTCGGGATTCGTTTTTTACGTGCGACTTTTTTCGGAGCCGCTTTCTTCTTTGCCTTTTTTACAGGCGCCTTCTTTGTTTTCTTTTTTGCTACCATGATTGTTATCCTCCTTTATTCAAATATCATCATGTGTTTCCGTAAAAATCGTATCATCGTATTTGTGGGTTCTATTTCGAATACGATTTACGAGTTCGTTCTTTACGATTGCTTCTATCTCTGGAGAAACATCACCTTCGCCGCTAAGGGCGTTTTCGATTGTAGCTTTATCTAAATCCTTTTTATATCGTTCTTTGATTCCCGATCGAATTTGTTTTACGGAAATTTTTAACCGATCCATGATACGGAGATAACCGTCAGACAGAAAGTTGCGAACGTGATTTTCTCGGATTGTTTGATCAGATAGAACCTCCGGATATGCAAATGCAATTCCTAAAAGAGCATTACGAATTGCTAAAGGAGTTCGATACCTACATCCTCGAATCAATAATTCTTTCGCTTTCTCTCCTGCTTTCCCGCGTTCGAATTTTACTTTGAAACCTTCCTCCGCGATCTGTATCAGTTCGGAATGGCTGAGTTGATTCATAGGTGCGTGGATTGTTCGATAACCGATTTCAGGACTGGAAAGAATACTCGAAATTCGAGTCTCAGGTTTCATAAACATCAAGATTGAAAAAAGGTGATCGTCCTTTTCGTGGGAAATTTCCCAAACTTTTTTTAGATCACGAAGTCCTCCGATTCGAAGCGCTTGCGCTTCATCAACGATCAAAACCACTTTTCTTCCGATGCTTCTTGCCCAGATCAACAGCTCTCGTAGTTTGAAATACTTTTCGTTTAGATTTCCGGGAACGTGTTCTCCTGGTCGAATCGTTCTGATCATGTGTTTAACTACGAACGCAATCGAAAGTCCACCTAACGCGCTTTCCCATGCCGGACCCACATGTACGAGAATGTATTTTTGCGGTTGGTTGGAGAAAAATTCAAGTAGGCTGTTATAGAGATACGTCTTTCCCATGCCGACCTCTCCCGTAACTGCAAGCCAAGAATTGTTTTTCACCGCTTGGTAGGCTAACTTTGTGATCTTATCCGTATTCCGAGTGTTTACGAATTCAGGTTGTTTGGTAAGAAGTGCATTCATTTCTCCAACTCCTTACTTTTAAAATATTCTCGGATCATTTCCACAAGATCGAGAACCTCTTGTGCGGGGATCGATCCTACCTTTCGCTTGCAGGATTTCAGATTATAGAGAACGATTTTGTCTATTTCCTCATCCGGAATTTCTTCACTGAATTCGAGTTCTTCCAAAAGCCAATCATAAGCATCATCCACGGTGGAAAATTCCGTCGGAGGAGCGGGAGTATGAGTTTTCATATCCAGTTTTGGAATATTCAATTTTCCGTATGGAGTTTCCGGAAGGTCTGGTAGAACATCGGAGAGGACGAGGGATTTTTCCACTGACTTGGCGCCCTTCAGTGCTTTCTTTCGGTTTTTTGTTCTTTCTGTGTCTCGAAATCCCTTTCGTCCACCCAGGTTTTCGAAAGATCCGGAAGTTCGCTCGATTGGACCTTGATCGTCGAGAAGTAAATGCCTTCCGTCGTTTGTGGTCGCAACGTAAGAACCGTCGTATCGTTTGTAGATGGAAACTTTTTCACCAACCCGATCGATTGCGACTTCTTCCGGAGAGTAGCGAAGTAGATACTTTCGGGCATTGATCGAAACACAACCATATGCATCTATGTCCCGAATGAGTTCGGAGACCATCGCATCTTTTAAGTTTTGTTTTGTTACCGCGCGGATAGGATTGTTCTGAACGGACGCGAGCCATTTCGCGTAATTTCCGAGTTTGTCATTCCGATGGATTTGGTAACGGTAAAGAAGCTCGTTCAACTCGTCCAGGTCTGAAATCATTCCCTTTACGATTCGAACTTCACAACTTCGTTTGATTGCAGAGATTCGGCCTTCTACTGGCCCTTTTGCTTTGGAATGTCCTGGGAAATGCGGAATTCGTTTTATTCCGAGACGATGAAAGAAAGGATCCAATGTTTTAAAAGCGGAATGACCATCCGTATATAGTATTTCCGGAAGTCCTTGTAAGGGAATGTAATCGTCTTCTTTCGGGAGGACGGCTCTTGAAAAGAAGTCTGCATGGTCCGTTGAATTCTCACCACCGTGGATTGAGTCTCCTCCGATTGCAGATGGCGCGTACGCCCGAACATAGAACGTTTTTGAATATACTTCAATCGCTACATAGATAATCACTTTTCTAAGTTGAGAATCTTCCGATCCTTCATAAATTCTCGTGATCCCCATTTCTAAATCGGGACGAACCGAAAGATATTTTTTGGAAGGGTGCAAATACACCGCGTTCAGCGGAGAAGCGTCAATCATCCACGCACGATTCGCGTAAGGCTCCGACCATGTTATGGATGCCAGAGGACTCTTAATCTGTTTACGAGCAAGCCCTTTGTCGTTCAACCACCGCCCCAGCTTGTGTCGATCCCAAACGCCAGGACGAATTTTTCCGAGTTTCTCTGCAAGCTCGATGGCAAATTCTTGCGACTTTCCGTAATCACGATTGAGCGCATAACCGACCGTCTTTGCATTCCCTTCCGTTTTCGTTTTCTTTTTTTGTTCATGCAAAACTTCACCGGCGTACATTAGCTCAGAAAGTATAAATCCTTCTTTCTCTCTGAGATCTTTTTCCAAACTTCCGAGTCTCGATCCAGTTTTTTTACGTTTTACTTTTGCAACCGAAACAACCGACTCCCCCTTTTCGAGTCGATTGAATACGTCATACACTCTTGGTTTGGAAAGTCCGAGAATACGAATCGCTTTTTGAACGATTTCGCCTCGGATTTTCGCGTTTTGTATTACTGTTTTTGCATATATCCAATCTCTGTATAATGGGATTACGATTCCTAAGTCCAGTATTTTCATCCCAAATCCTCCATCATAGGGACCGGCAAACAATCCGACCACTTCTCATAAATCGATCTGTAAATTCCGGATAGTGAGGTTAAAAAAATGGAAACTACTTTACCATTTTCTAAGCTGTGTTCGAGTTTCGAAAAATCGGAATCGTGTGCTGCAAGGATTACATCCGCTTGCGACTGTATCGAGTTCAGAGATTCCATTAGAATTTCCGAAAGTTCTCGTCTTTCTCGAAATGCCCTTCTTACTTCCGGAGAAATTCCGGTGTCTTTCGTCTGGTCGTCCACGATTTTATGAAGTTCGTCCATCGAGGCTTTGTAGCTCGCGGCTTCGTTTCTCGTGTTTGTAACTTGGTTTTCCAAATCTCCGATCCGCTTGTCCTTATCCGAAAGGATCTTCGAAAACTCTTTTTGATTTTTCGAAGTAAAACTCTTTTCGTAATCAGAAAGACCCATCACTCTACCGTCCGGGAACCGCACCTCACCATCTTCGAAAAGTGCATTATCCTCTCGTAACCCTTCGATGATTCGAAGAAGCACTTTATCGCTTTTCCCTCCGAGGGTTTTCCGGTTGATTTCCGAGGAGAATAGTTTGTCTACCGCAGGGAGTGCTTTCTCGATTTTCCACCATTCGAAGACCGTGTTATCGTTTACGAATTGCTCCATCCCGGCGCATCCGGGAACTTCAAGATAAAGTTGTTCTCGGTTTACTTCGGCTAACGCAACGAGTACGGTCTCTTGGCCGACTCGGATCATTTCCGTCCCGGCGCCGATCTGGCTCATTAGGTAGTTGAGCCTTGTTCGCCTTTGTTCCGGAGTGATCAACGGAACGGGGGTAGTTGATTCGGGTAGTGCCAACTCCCTTGATTCCTCGACAGTTACCGAACTTTCTTCTTCCGACCAAACTTCCGCAACGGACGACAACTTTTTTGCGTTAGGCGTCTTTGTGGGCGTTTGTTTAGTAGTCTTGTTCTTCTTGATTTTTTTGGGCATGCTTTTCTCCAAGCTGATCATTTCTATTTTTAGTTCGTTTATAAACTCTTCGTGGTCTTCTATGAGATTATGTTTTCGCAAAAAAACCATATTACAGGCGCTATAATCGATTAGGGTTGTTGCAATTTTTTTCATGTCAGTAATGCCCATTGAAACAAACGATTTCAGAATGGTATGCCTGGTAATGAGTAGTTCTGTCATATTTTTATCCACGGCTTACATCCAATTTAAGATACTCTAATATTCGATTCCATAATGTTTTCTTTTTGTAATGTAGTAGTGCAGGTTGAAAATATACGTAACTTTTCATACAATCATCCCCAAGAATTGCTTATGGATCTTTGTAAGGTTGCCGTTTTTCCTATATTCTCCTGCTGGATCCAAATTCAAATAAGCTGGTCTCATTTTTGCTTCGATCGAAATCAAAAGCGCGAGTTCTTTTGAAGTGTGTTTTTCTTTTTGAACTTCGAGAAATCGATTCCAATAGGCTTTGAATTCCACTTCGGAAAGTCCGGAATGAATGAGCGCCTTTCGAAATTTTAGCGGATACGTTTTCACCTTATTTTTTTCCTTCTTGGATTCGTTCTTCTAAGAGTTCTTCGTTTTGCCATTCAGCAAAATCGGCGATATAGTCTCTCTTCTCAACGTACATCTGAAAGATTGCGGATCTTCCGAGGGCTTTCTCTGCAAGTCGCTTCCATTTTTCCGTGGAATTAGCCTTTCCCCCGAGTTCACGTAAAACTTCATCGGAATACTTTTTGTATAACGCCTGTCGGAGAAATGTGATTCGCTCTGCGGTTGTCATTTAACTCTCCTTAGGTGGTGACGGTTTATTTGTTTACTCAACATCTCTTTTACAAATTCTTCTTCTCGTCGTGAAACTGTTGCTATAAATGCGTCTGTTCCATAGGCTCTTCCATTCTCATACGCATCGTCTCCCGCCCTGGTCGCTTTGAGATGTTTGAAGCCTTCGACAAAACCCATCAGAAAAGAAATCTGATCTTGTCTGGATTCGTATTTTTGAGAAAGGTCTTCTGCTTTTTTCAGGATTCTATCGTTCACGGTTCTACCTCCGTACATTAAGTTTATAAAATTTGCACGTTCACGTAATAACGCGTTTTCAAGATCCTGCTCATTGGAGTTGGAGCTTAGAATTTCACTTCTGCGCTTGATCATTTTTTTCACTAACGGATTCATTTTTGACTTTTTCTTTCGTTCCGCGCTTTGCGAAGTAATTCTTTTCTTTGTTTAGGATTACCCCATGCATCCATTCTGATTTGCTCACCTTGTTCGGTAAGAAACTTGAAATCGTATGCGAGTATGTCGAACTTCCCGTCTTTAGTTTCAACGAAGATGTCGCGCTTTCCGTCGTCGTTGATTTCATATACGATTCGAAGTTTCATGCGGCAAACCTCGGAGAATTTGCCCCTGACAGGCTTGACCTAACGGAAGAAATAAAGATATTTGTAGAATGGACTCGAACCAAATTGAAGTAGATATGCAAATTCTGGCTGATATGTTCGCCGACCTCCTTGAGGAAGAAGATCATGAAGATCGTCCCGTAGTATTCGCCTCCGTAAACGAAATCCTTTGGGGAAATGAATCTCCTGCTGAGATCATGTTGCTTCTTGGCCATTTTCAAAAAGGTCAGGAAGATGACGCTCTGGTTCCCTTGCGATTCTGGGTCGGAGGTCGAAGATATTTTAGGAATCTTCTTGCTCATTGTAATTTCCTTTCGCGTCTTCCAGAAGAATATACAGATGGGTTTGTTCTGTGTTTACGATCTTCTTTACAGGAGCAGGGCATTTCTCCATTAACGCAGGAAAATTGCGCGATCCTCTTGGATAGTTTACCATGTGCTTTATTCAGTAATTTGAATGCTGAAATTACCGAATCCGGTTTTGATTTCATCGCTTGA